GAAATTGTAGTAGAGCCTCACGGATTTAGAGCAATGCCTTTGTATGCAGACAAGCAGTGGGTAAAGCCACTTACTGAAGAGGAGATTCAAGAATATAATAGAAACCTTTAACACCAAAGAGAAATGGCACACGAAGTAGACGCACAGTTAGTGCAAGAGATACGCCGGGCGGGCTGCCACCAGATGAAGGGGGATATGATCCGCTGGCTAAATTTACACCCGAAAGCTACCGCTTTAGAGCTGGTAAAGCATTTTTGCGGTACTTTATGGATGAGCGGAAGTTTAGAAGATGGAAGATATAAAGAGGGCCAAAACTACAATCGATAGTTACCTGGCATACTGTAAAGGGAAGGGCTGGAAGGTTGACAACTTGGAACGCGCGTTTAGTGAGTTGACGCGCGGGGTTGGTTTAATGGAAGAAAGGGAACGGTTACTATATAAGTGCTGCCTTTTCTTGGCCAAGTTAGACCGCCACCCTTCCCACCTTTACTGGATTAAGAACCTAGACGCTGAAACGCTAGAGCGTGAAGCAGACGTAGACGTAGAATACTTTAAAACCAAGTTTAACGAATGGTTGAACCTATAGACGGTATTACCGACCCATGGGAGTGCGGTAATTACTTAATCGAGCAAATGAAAGACGGCTTTACACATAATGGCCGTTTTTTTATCTACAATAATGGCTACCAGGAACTAAAGCGCGACGCGCTAGAGCTACTTATTCTACGCATACTGAAGGAGAAGGCTACACAAGCTAAAATAAGCCTGGTTATAGACCGGCTTACTTATGAGCTGCCAAAGTACGAGCCTAACGAAAAGTACCTAGCATTCGAAGACGGTTATTTAGACCCTACGACGTGTAAGTTCATACGCGGTGAGTATGAAAAGAAGGCTAGAATATACCAGCGTATGCCCTTTAAGTACGATATCGTAGCCCAGCCTACCGAGTGGTACGCATTCCTAGACCAGGTATTCGAAGGCGACGAGGATGCAGAACAAAAGAAAATGCTTATCCAGGAGTATTTCGGGTACTGCTTAATGCGCGATATGAACTACCACAAAGCACTAATGTTATACGGTAGCGGTGGTAATGGTAAGAGCGTTATATGCGATATTCTCGAAGCGCTAGTACCTTATGCTACCCATTTGGAATGGACGGAATTAGGCGAGCAACGCGGCCTAGAACGTCTAGCCGATAGCTGGCTGAACGTAAGCACGGAAATAAGCTATAAAGAGAATAGCGCTAGCACGGGCTTTAAAAAGGTGGTAGCCGGTGAAACCATTACCGCTAACCCTAAATATAAGCGACCTTTCGACTTCAAGGCTCACTGTAAGCTAATATTTGCCAGCAATGGCGTACCACAAACCGAGAGTGATAGCGGAGTATTTAGGCGTTTAATTATCATAGCCCTAAATAACTCGTTCGTAGGTCGTGAAGACTGGCAGTTAACCAATAGGCTAAAGGAAGAGCTACCAGGTATATTTAACTGGGCCATAGTAGGAGCAGCACGCCTACGCGGCCAGGGTTACTTTACCTATGTACCTTCTAACGTAACCGAATTGCAAGAATATAGAAGGGCCATAAATAGCCTTCAATCGTTCCATGACGAGGAGCTAAATATGTACGAAGGGCAAGAAATTAGCTTTAACGAGTTCTACCGAAGCTATACTAGGTACTGCCTGGAAACGTCAAATAGACCGTTTGCACGCAACAAAGTTAGGGGAGTAGTTAAACTACTTAACCTTAAACTAGACATTTACACGGGACACGCTAATACACGTATGGTCAAGGCTTTAGCCCCTATTAATTGGGAAGACTCCGACCCATTTAGTTAACTACTTTAACTACTTATATATATATTATTATATATACATACCTATATAGAATAGCAATAAATAGTTTTTTTATTTAATTATAGTTAACTAGTTAACCAATGGCCAACTACCTAAAGCATAGGCACGCACGCACACGGCAGTCATACCGCCAAGAGAAGCTATACAGTAGCAAGGCATGGCGCAGATACCGTAAGGCTATCATTAGCCGCCGTGGTGGTGAATGCGTAGAGTGTGGAGCTACACCACTAGACCAGCATATACACCTAGACCATATTAAGCCATTGGTTGAAGGAGGCGAAGCATTTAACGAAGAGAATATACAAATACTGTGTCGTGAGTGCCACGGACGCAAGACCGCTAACGAGGTATGGGGGGTGGGTTCCATCTCAAAGAGCGACCCCGATTATTCCCCCGACGAGTTGTCCTTTTTTTTGTAGTGAATTAGAAACCCCCCAACATGAAAGAAGAACTAGAACTGTGGCGATCCATTCAAAAAGAGTGCGTCGAGAGCCTGAAGAGACACGGCGCAATATTGGAAGCCATAACCGATAGAGGCCAAGCAGTTATAAGAAAGAACCCAGCGCTAGAAGCTTTGGCAAAGGCCGAAAAGAAAGTAGCAGAATTAGAAAAGTTAGTAGGTAGTGAACTCAACCTGGACTGAAAACATTATTGAACGCTACTGCGTTCTCACGGAAGACGAACACGCGGGCAAGCCAGTTAAGTTATTGGACTGGCAAAGGCACCTGATTCGTAATAGCGAGGGTAAGCGCATGGTTTGGCTAGAGATACCACGTAAGAACGGTAAGAGTGCTTTTATTGCTATGCTAGCCATAGCCCATATGCTAGAAGGCTTTAAGAATAACAGTAACCCGCAAGTAGTACTAGCAGCTGCGACCAGGGAACAAGCGGGCATACTGTTCGCCTACGTCCGGAACATGGTACTATTTAATCCGGAACTACAAAAGGTACTAGAGCCATACCGAAAAGAAATACGACTAAAGGGCCGCCCAGGCTATTTAAAAACGATTTCAAGCGACGGAGGCACTTCGCACGGCCTAAACCCTTCGCTTATATTATGCGACGAAATCCACGCCTGGAACGAAGTAAAGGGGCCGGACTTATGGGAGGCTCTGCGTACTTCAATGGCGGCACGTCCTTCTAAAATGGTGGCTATTACTACCGCGGGTGGCGCTTATACATTCGCCCACAAGTGGCACGAATACGCTGCGCAAGTAAAGGAAACCCCGGAAATGGACCCGTCTTGGCTGACGATAATATACGGCGCAGAAGATAACGAAGACCCACACGACCCGAAGGTATGGGCAAAGGCTAACCCCAGTCTAGGGGTAACGGTGAGCCTAAAGTACTTGGAAGAGTTAAGCAACACGGCGAAACACGACGAGCCGACGCTATTAAGCCTACGTAAGCTGCACCTAAACCAATGGGCGGGCAGCGCTCAACCCTATATAGAGCTAGCGAAATGGCTGAAATGCACCAACAAAAAGACCAACGTAAATAACTGGCGGTGCTTTCTTGGGGTTGACTTGGCAGCGGTAAATGACTTTACGGCCTACGCCATATTGTACTTTAATGGCGAAAAGTTCCATACGGTGCAGTATTACCAAATAACTGACCACGCTATGACCAAGCGTAAAAACAAGTACCCGAACCTAGTGCGCAACTGGGCCAAGAATGGGAACCTAGAAATAGTAAAAGGTGAGGTAACGACCACGGCCCACCGCCTGGCTATTATAGAACGCATTATAAACGAACACCCGGTTGAAGGAATATTTTTTGACCCATGGAACGCAGCCGAAACGGTGGACACACTACGCCAGCGCTACGGTAAGAACTTTTGTTACGAAGTGCGGCAAAGCGCACTTATGATAAATGAACCCATGAAGCTACTATACCGAAGCGTAGTAACGGGCAATTTAACGCACGACGGCAACCCCGTTACCGCCTGGATGATAGCGAACACGAGCTTACACATAGATAAGAACGACAACTGGACTTTTCAAAAGGATAAGGCACCCGACCGCATCGACGGCACCGCGGCAGTACTTACGGCCATGGCTGGTTACGTTCATAACGCGCAAACGGGATTAAGCGCATACGACACGGAAGAAATTATTTTCGTTTAAATTTGTATATTTAATTTTTATTTTGTAAACTTTACGCGCACGTATGGCTTCATTTTACGACCGAGTAAAGCGCAGTATTTCGGGGGTAGTTAATCCCCGTCCCTGGCTTATTAACCTTTTTGGAGGCACCGGCACTACCGCCGGTGAGAATGTAAGTAGCACAAATGCGCCAAAGGTCGCCGCGGTCTACGCGTGCGTTAACCTTATCGCAGACACTATTTCCAGCCTTCCTTTTCGCCTAGTGCGGGAAACGGAAGAAGGTACGGTTTACGTCCCTGGCTCTATTGACGATATGGTACGCATCTCGCCGAATAGTAGCTACAATTCGTACGCCTTCCGAAAAGCAATGATGACCCAGTTATTATTGCGCGGAAACGCCTACGTACTTCCTATGCGTAACGGCGCAAGCCTTGCCGGGTTCGAGCTAGTCGACACCGACCTAGTAACGGTTGACACAACAAACGGCCAACTTCGTTACCAGGTACACTTAACCAACGGCGTTAAGCTGAACCTAGAGCCTAGCCAAATTATCCACCTTAAACTTTGGACGCTCGACGGCATCCAAGGCGTAAGCCCGATTACCTACGCACGGGAAACAATCGGTACCAATATGGCGGCTACTAAACACCTTGGCAGTTTCTACGGCCGAGGTGCTACGCCAAAGGGCATTCTTCAAATTCAAGGTACTATTCGCGACGCTGACCGCGTACGCCAAATTGGCCAACAGTTCGACGCTCGTTACGCTGGGGATAACGCCGGAGGTACTGCGGTACTTACCGAAGGTGCGGAGTACAAGCCCGTAGCTATGAGCATGCGTGAAAGCCAGTTTTTAGAAACGCTGCGCTTTGGTGTAGAAGAGATTTGCCGCCTTTACAAGGTTCCACCGCATAAGGTGGGCCACATGGAAGGGGCCGGCTATTCAAATAGTATTGAGGCACAAAACGCCCAGTTCGTTACTGACTGCATACGCCCGTTAGTAGAACTTATTGAAATGGAATTTACGGCGAAGGTTCTTAACGGAAACCGCCGCTTTAACTTGGACATGCGAGCGCTTATGCGTGGCGACATCATGACCCAGGTACAACGTAACGTAAGTTACTGGAATATCGGGGTAATGAGCGCTAACGAGATTCGTAAGGAAGAAGGGCTAGCCCCTATTGCTGACGGGGACGTATATAACAAGCCTATGCACATGAGTCCACAAAATGACGTAAACAATGGACAACAAGGAAACACGCAGCCTACCGCTGCCCAATGATGGAGAAGGACGAAACGTTAGCGGATATGCCGCAAACTTTCGAGAATATGACATGGGTTCTTTTAGGGAACGCATCGAGCGTAGCGCCTTCGATAACTTGGACGCTTACGACATCCATGCTCTATACAACCACGATTACGACAAGGTACTGGCCCGAAGAAATAAAGGTAAAGGAACCCTAGAACTTACCACCGACGAAACGGGCTTAAAGTTTGGTTTCGAACTTCCCGACACCGCGACGGGTAACGAAGTACGTACACTTGTAGGACGTGGGGACGTAGACCAGGCGAGCTGGGCATTCACCGTAAAAAGCGAAGAATGGCTAGACGTACGCAGCGAAAAACCCTTACGCGTTATTAAAGAAGTAGGCGAAATTTACGATATTAGCCTTACGCCCCGTGGCGCAAACCCTACTACTTCCGTAGCTCTTCGCAGCTTGGAGGCAGCACAACAAGAATATAAAGAACCCGAACTGGCGGAACCAGTAATTGAAACAAAACCCGAAAACGTGGAAAACGTAGAAAACACCGAGGAACGCGCTGCGAATTTCGTAGACGCTTCCGCAGTTCAGGGCAAGCTCTCTAAATCCGAAGAGCGCGACCTGGCTAAATTCAATATCGTTAAGGCTATCAACGAGGCCCGTAACGGTAAACTTACTGGCGTAGAAGCAGAAGTAAACCAGGAAGGTATTGCCGAAAAGCGCAAGCTTAACCAAGACTACCGCGAAGGACACGCAGTAAACTTGCCCGAGTTCCTTTTCAAGCGTACCCAAACTGCCGGAGGTGCTACCACCGGTTCCGATTTGGTCTTTAACGAGCCTGGGCGGTATGTCGACTTCTTGTACCCCAACACGCCTATGCTCAACCTTTGCAGCGTAGCCGATAACTTGGTAGGTAACGTAGACTTCCCCAAGCAGACTTCTAGCTACTCTTTGAACTGGCAAACTGAAACGGGAACCGACACCGCGCAAGATATCAATTTCGACAAAGTAACTATGTCGCCAAAGCGCGCCGTAATTACCGCGTCTATGTCTAACCAACTGTTGCGCCAAGAGTATAGCCGCGGCATCGAGCAGCGCATTATTGGCCAGCTTAACGCTTCTTTTAACAAAGGACTTGAGAACGCAGTACTTAACGGCACTGGTTCTTCTAACCAGCCTTCCGGCATCTACACCGAATTGGCTGCGCAAGCTTTGACTATCGGCGCTATTTCTTTCGACGACTTGGTAGACATGGAAGCAGCTTTGGCAGCCGCCGACGCTTTGGACGGACGTTTGGCCTATGTTACTCACCCTAACGTAGTAGCTAAATTGAAGAAAACCAAGGTAGACGCTGGTAGCGGTCGTTTCTTGGTAGAAGGTATGCTAGACCCAGTTAAGACGGCCAACGGCTATAACATCTACAACACGACCCTTTCCAAGAAGACTTCCGGCAGCCCCGACACCTACGGCATTTTGTTCGGTAACTTTAACGACGTTCAAATTGGTTTTTGGGGTGGTGCTACTCTTATGGTAGACCCTTACACTAATATGAAGTCTAGCATCGTAGAAGTATTGGTAGAGCGCTTTATGGACGTTTCCGTTCTCCGCGACGCTTCATTTGCTTTGGCAACCGACGTTACTATCTAACAATGGCCAATAGCATTACATACACACCGCAAGCCATCGACCTAGCCGGGCTTAAGTTCTTTTGCCGGGTAGATGGTAGCGACGACGATAACCTTTTGACGTTCCTTTATGAGGCAGCGTGCGAAGAGGCTTTGTCTTACGCGCACGTGGTAGTAGGTAGTGCAGACATTACCAGCGACACAGTATGGGCAAGCTCTTACGAGCTTCCCTACTGGCCGCTAGGTACCATTACTTCCGTTACCGTTTACGTAGAGGGAGTAGCAACCGCCGACACCGAGTACGAACTACTCGACGGCGTTATTAGCCCTTCTATTGGCGAAGAGGGCGACCGTATGGTTATTGTATATACGGCCGGCTATGCCGCAGCGCCTAAAGACTTAATCCACGCTATTTACCAGCGTGTGAAATTCGGGTACGACTTCGGCGACGATATGCCCTACAACGTCGGCCCGCGTTTCTTTGATCGTATCGTATTCCGTTACCGTAGGAATTTTGCATGACCCTAGACCGACGCGTAACCCTATACGAACCCACCACCAGCGTAAACGCTAGCGGCCAGGTTAAGCGCAGTTTTACTAGCGCCGGGGAGTTCTACGCCCAGGAAGTTATACCAGGCATTGAGGTAGCCGGTAGCGAAGCGCTGGTTAACGATCAAATGCAAAGCCAATACACGGTTAACTGGCGTTTGCGTTACCAAACCGCAGTAACGGCAGAATGGAAGCTAGGTTACGGAGGTAAATACTACGATATTGTAAGCGTAGCCCCGGAGGGCCGCAAGCGCTATATTTTGGTAAAGACTAAATTGCGCGACAATGGCACGCTCTAAAGTATACCTACGCAGCCAGTCGGGACGTACCGAGGACTTCGACCAGTTCCGCCAACGTCTACGCAAATTAGGTACCAGCGAAACTATGCGTTTCCGCGAGGTACGTAAATTGCTACTAAAGGAGGCGCAGCCACTAGTTACGGAAGCCCGTAACCAGGCGTACGCCGATAGCCAAGAGCCAAGAGGAATACGCTTAAAAAGCCGCAGCGCTTTAGGTGCCAAATTCTATAACCTTTACGGGTCTATAAATAAGTGGGCCAACAAGGGTACTACTAAAGCTTACGTAGTAATAGGCTTACGCGGTAGCCGAAAGCAAGGCGCTTACTATGCGCCCTGGCAGTTATTCGGAGGTACGGAAAAGAACTTTAAGCCGAAGGACTTTATCGGCCTCGCCGTAGATAACACCAACGTAGTGCAGAAAGCGCAAAAGATGATGCAAAAGCACATCCAAAAACGCATAACTTCGGTGCTACGATGAACTACCTACAATACGTATACGACGCAGTAACCGCGGCCACTACCGACGACGTTTACGCGTTAGCAGCACCCCAGGGTACTACGGCGGACCATATCGTAATAACGATTCAGTCGGTCGACATTACCGAAAACAAAGACTTGAACGCTAGCGAAACTATTACCGCTACGCTCTTCTTTCATTACGCAGACGCAGACGCGGCCCAGGCCGAGTTAGCAATTATACGCGACTACATTAAAACGGACATAGACTATATTACCGCGACACTAGACGGTATACAGTTCTTCTACGACGACATTAACGAACGCGTATTACTCGCAGCAGATTTTTTATTTATCCTAAATACTTAATAGTATGGCATCAATTTCCGGCGGCGAAATCCGCGTACTACTCTCTACCGATGGCGGTAGCACCTATAAAGGCTTCGCTTTAGAAAGCGACTGCTCTTTTGAAATGAACGCTGAAACCCGCGAGGTCACCAGCAAAGACGACGCGGTATACCGTTCTTACGTTACCAGCGCCAAAAACTGGACTATTAGCGGTAGCGCTTTGTTCGGCGACGATAGCGCCACTAGCTGGAACCCCGACGACCTTTACGCTTCTATCGGCAGCGAGGTAGATATTAAAATTACCCAATGTGCAGCCGGTACGGTTACACCAGCCGCGGGAGAAACGAAGATTGAAGGCAACGCGATCCTTACGCAGCTTTCGGCTTCATTCCCCGATAAAGACAATGGCACCTACTCCTTCTCTTTGCAAGGTACGGGCGCTTGGGCAATCGGAACTAACTAATAGAAGCCATGGGAAAATTTACGCTGGGGGCAGCGCTTTTATTCGAAGAGCTTACGGGCGGTAGCATTACCGACATGAGTAAGCCAAAGATTTCGGACATGGTAGCCATGCTTTACGCCCAGGAATATTGGGACAAAGAAGACCGGCCCACGTTCGACCAGTTTAAGAAGGACATTTCCGGCGAGGACTTGTCTAACCTTACCCAGCGGCTTAACGGCCCTTTTTCCCAGCCGGCGGCCCAGTAGACGTACTGGGCATGCTGGTCGGGCGGTTGGGGATTCACCCAAGCGAGGCCAAGAAGCTGACGAGGGACGAACTAGATGCCGTAGTAAAATACGGTACGGAACGTCTAAAGGACGACTGGAAACGTACACGATGGCTAGCAGCCGTGCTAGTTAACGTAAGCGGGAAGACAGTAAAGAAACAAATAAAGGAAACGGACTTACTCCGTTTTCAAGACGAACGAAAAGGTAACGGCTTTGCCGATTTTGTAAGAGCTGCACATGAGCGACGTAAGGAGTAAAGTAGTTTTAGGGATAGACGTTAACGAGTTCCGCCGGGGTATTACCCAGGTGGATAGCTCTATTAAGGGTATTTCTAAACAGTTCCAAAACCTTGGCGGCATTATTGGCGCAAGCTTTGCCGTTTCTCAAATTCAGCAGTTCGCCAGCGAAGCCCTAGATTTGGCCATGAAGGCCGAGGGTATCGAAACCGCTTTCCAGCGCGTGGGCAATGCCGCGAACATGCAAGAGCTACGCCAGGCCGTCCAGGGAACCGTTAGCGACTTGGAGCTCATGCGGCAAGCGGTTACGGCTCAAAAGCTAGGCATACCCATTCAAGAGTTTACCAAATACCTAGGCTTTGCTAAAAAGCAAGCCAATGAGATGGGCGAGAGCGTCGACTATATGGTTAGCAGTATCGTAAAGGGTGTGGGGCGACAGTCTACTATGATTCTAGACAACTTGGGTATTAGTGCAAAGGCCGTACAAGAAGAACTAAAGAAGGGCGGAACCTTTGCCGAGGCCGTAGGCCGGATTATTCAACAAGAAATGGGCGGGGCGAATAATACCCTACTCACTACCCAAGACCGTCTACTACAACAACGCGCCGCACTAGAGAACATTAAAACGGAACTAGGCCAAAAGCTATTACCCGTTTACGAGACGGTACTAGGGTGGCTTAATAACGCCCTTAAAGGCATTAACGCCCTATTTAGTAGCCAGCTTACCTTATTCGAAAAGTTATCGTACTACGCGTCTTATTTAGACGTTACGGGCATGGGTTCAGTTACCCGCGCTACGCTAGACGCAAAGGCAGCGACTGACGACTTTGCAGCTTCGGTACCAATGGTTGGGGAAGGTTTCCAAGGTGCTACCGAAGAAGTTAAGAAGTTAGGTAACGAACTTAAAAAGGTAGCCGGCATTAAGGTACAAGGCGGTATGCGTCTTGCTGACGTAGAGCCAGGGCTAGCACCAAAAGAAACTGCGGTTACCCCACTATACCAAGTAAACCAAGCAGTATTCGGCATTCGTCGCCAAGTAGAATACGCGGCGGGTTCTTGGGAATACTATACGGAGGCGCAAGCCAATTCCCTACGTATTTCTAACGACTGGGTAACGCAAAGCCAAGCGACTGAAGAACAACTGCAAGCCCTTAACGTAGTGGGCCAGGAGTTCGGCCAAATTCTTATGGCATCTTTCCAGGCCGCTATTATAAATGGTGAAAGTTTCTTCGATAGCGTAAGAAATGGCCTAAAGGCATACATTCAACAAATGCTAGCCGCTACGGCCGCTACGCTTACCCTAGCCGCTGCTATGGCTATCATCTTCCCGAACGTAGGCTTTAAAGCTGCGTTTAACGTGTTAGGCGGTGGCATGGGCTTACCGTTCGGCATGGGTGATAATAACCAATTAAGCCTACGCCTTTCGGGTACCGACTTTTATGGTGGAGTAGTTCGTAACACTAACCGAGTAGCTAGAAGCGGTGGCTAAACAGTTAATAGCATACGCCAATACCGAGGGGTACAATTTCGCTATATGGGCCATAGACGCACCTTTTAGCGCAACCCCTTACGAGTTTACCGTAGCGTCTTGGGCTATTAGATACGAAGCCCTAGACAATAACCAGCCTGGTATTATTCCAGCCATCTGCGATTTAGAGGCCCTAATTACCCAGGGCACGCTATCGGACAACCTACGCGACATTCTAGAGGATGCCGGCGGTATGTACTTCCTTCGCATACGCCAAGGCACTAACGTAGTGTATAACGGCTTTCTTACACCCGACCTAGGCAGCGTGGAACTACGCAACGGCCAGCGCTTTATTAAGTTAGTGGCTAACGACGGTTTCCAAATGCTGGAAAAGAGTAGCCAAATTTACCAGTTTAGCGGAGTAAAGCCCTTTACTACCCAGCTCTACGAAATATTCTTATATTTCGATTTTTGGGACGTTTACGACGGCTTTGCTATAAGTGAACACTTCGAGCCTACGAGTGCCGTAGACGCGACGAAAGGGGGCTTATATTGGACGGGGTGCAAACAAGAGGGACTGTACTACAAGAATAACGACGGTAAATACAATTACCGCACCTTCCGCGAGGTATTACAAGACATCTGCACGACCTGGGGCCTTCAGCTTTTCCAGGATAAAGGTCTACTGGTATTTCGTTCCGTGTATTTAGAAACCCCGGCCTGGTACAATTTCTACGTAACAAACGGCAGTTTTTTAGGACGCATTACGGGGTACACCCCAACGCCTTTAACGTCTTCGGTATACACGGACGGTAACGAACTATATAAGCCAGCCACGCGCCAGGTCTTTATTACCCACGACCAGGTAGCTACCGACTACATACGAAGCGAAAGCGCAACGTATAAAGCCCGGTATAACTACTACGTAGCCGACGTTACCCCAACCGGGGCTAACCACATGGACTACTATGCGGAGTTAAGAGCTAGGGCAACGGTGCAAGACGGTTACCCATTCCAAACGGTCGAATTCACTTTTTACGTATACATTCAGTTCGGCCCCTATTGGTGGAATGGTACGGCCTGGAGTTTAACGCAGACGGCCAACGAATTTAAGAAGCAACGTAACATACAAAACGTTACCGGTTCACCCACCATAGAAGACTTCCAGTACTCCTTAAATAACTGGCACACGGGCGACCTACCTAACATAGGTTCGGAACCTTTATATATTACGGTAGAGGCTATTCAAACGCTAGGCGACGATTTAGACGGTTTTGCTACTACGTCTACTATGGTATTCGTATACCATGGCGACAACCCTAACGCTACCGAATACTACGCAGACAATACCAAGCGCCGTAATGGGGTGGACGTAAGCTTAAATACTACCATAGCCGACCGCTGGCAAAGTAGCCCCGTCGACACCCCAATAGCGGGTGAGATACGCCGGTTCTTACTTTCCGACCGCGTTAGCAATGTAGGCAACCTTACCTGGGATGCA